AAGGAAAGGTAAACGTTAACGGAAAAGAAATGGAAGTAGCTTTGTGGGTAAAGCAAGGTAAAAACGGAAGTTTCTTCTCAGCAGCATTTAGCGAACCGTATGTTGCACCAGTTGAACGTGCGCCTATTGGAGATAGTATTGACGATGACCTACCTTTCTGATATGTACATCAACGACGAAGACTTACGAAAGCAGATAAACAAACTTCTACTTACCCGAACACGGAATCAAATAGTAGAGGAGATAAAGCTATCAGGTGCAAAGATGCATCACTTCCAAGTAAACAACTTCCTAAAAGGAAAAGACGTCACTCTAAGCACACTTCACAAGTTAGACAAATACGTTAGCCGAGAGATTTATTTAAACGGATTAGAGCCACTTTAACAGGTGGCTTTTTTTTGTAGGCAACTTGTTTGATTAAAATATAGTCTTATATTTGTTTAGAAATTAACCAATGAACGCACTAACTATCTTATCAAAGCATCACAAGGAATGGCTTAACATAGTCCGTTTATTTGGTGATAATGAGTTCGCAGAAGACATCGTACAAGATGTGTACCTGAAAGTACATCAGTACAATTACTACGAAAAAATAGTAATAGACGGAGAGCCTAACAGAGCATTGATGTGGATACTACTGCGAAACACAACGTATAAAGCCAACAAAACTGCATCTAATGACTTATCTATAGAGGTAGTAAGGGATTTAGCACAGGAGGAGTTAGAGCTACTTAAACACGAATCATTAGAGAACATTTACGACAGAGTAGAAAATGAGATTAGTAGTTGGGATTGGTACGACCAAAAGCTATTTAGGATATATAAAGACGAAAGAAAGCCAATGCGCCAAATATCAGATGAGACTGGTATCAGTTTAAAGTCTATTTTCCTGACTATAAAATCCTGCAAAGAAAGAATCCGCCAATCGGTAGGCGATGATTATACCGATTTTTTAAACGAAGAATTTGAATTAATATAATGTTTCAGATTGGAGATATAATTTTAGACGTTGAAGACGGAGACTGCTACTATGAAGGTCGGGTAACTGAGATAGTAGAAAACGAAGTAACTAAGTATAGGTTATTAAGAATAGTTTGGAGCGGAGAAGAAGATAAAGAGTTTGAAGATTTGAATACTATAATAGAGCCACGATGGTGGTATGTAACTAAAAGATAAATTATGGCAAAAAGAAAAGCACAGGGCTTAGGTGATACAATCGAACAAATCACGGAAGCCACAGGAATCAAAAAATTAGTAGAGTTTGTAGCAGGTGAGGACTGCGGATGTACTGAACGTAAGAAAAAGTTAAATGAGTTATTCCCTTACCGAAACACGAACTGCTTAACGGAAGAAGAATACCAATGGTTAACTGAAACCAACGTACTTACCCAAGACACATTCAAACCAAGTGAGCAAACCAAACTAATCGCAATTTACAACCGAGTATTCAACCTACGTCAAGAGCCTACAAGCTGCGCATCTTGCTTTAGAGAACTGGTATTTAAAATGCAGAAAGTTTACGCTGAGTACAACAAATGAGATACTATCTTTTAGACTACGGAAGAGACCTGATTGAGTATGCTCACGGACTATCGGAGAGGATACGAAAAGACGGACACCACCTCATCGAATACTTTACCGATGCAGATGGACTGATGTGTTTAGAAGAGATAAGCGAAGACGAATTTTTAGACCACTTTAGAAAGGTTGAACAACATTATAAAAACACGAAATAAATAATGGCAAAAGTAGGAAGACCAAGAATACTAAATAGTCCTGACGAACTATACGGACTATTTGAAAAATATAAGAGAGAAGTAAAAGCCAACCCAAGAATCAAAAGCGTATTCGGTGGTAAGGAATTTGAAGAACGTGCAGAGCCACTTGAAAGACCTCTAACAATGGAAGGTTTTGAGGTTTTTTGTTGGAATGAATTAGGAATGGTTGAGCAGTATTTTAAGAATGTGGATAAAAGATATGAGGAGTATATCCCCATCTGTACGCGTATAAGAAAAGAAATACGACAAGACCAAATTGAAGGAGGTATGGTAGGGCAATACAACCCATCAATTACACAACGATTGAATAACTTAAAAGAGCAAGTAGAGCAAACTAATATTGAGCAACCTTTATTCCCTGAATAGACCATATGTTTATACGGACAACGGCAATAAATAAGATACTGAAGCTAACAAAGTTTATAAAAGGTATACAAGGAGGCTCAAGTGCAGGAAAAACTTATGGGATTCTACCAATAGAAATTGATTATGCGATAAAACACGCAGGCACGGAAACTTCAATCGTATCGGAAAGTATACCTCACCTAAAAAGAGGTGCGATTCGAGACTTTAAGAAGATTATGATGTCAACGAATAGGTGGATAGATGAACATTGGAATGCTACAGATTTCAAATATACGTTTGCTAACAATTCATTTATAGAGTTTTTCTCTGCGGATAATGCCTCAAAATTAAGAGGTGCAAGACGTGATAGGCTATATATAAACGAATGTAATAACATAGACTTTAACTCATTTACGGAGTTGGCTATGCGTACTAAGCAGTCAATCATTTTAGACTGGAATCCGTCTAACGAGTTTTGGTTTCATACTGAATTACAAGGTCAGGATAACGTAGACTTTATTATTCCAAAATAAAAGCTGCTACAAGTACATATTGGGAAAATTGGTATAGAGTATACGGACTTGGAGAAGTTGGTATGCTTGAGGGTGTAATCTTCGATAACTGGAAAGAGATTGACAAGATACCTGACGACGCACGATTAGTAGGCATAGGACTTGACTTCGGATACACGAATGACCCTACCGCTGCTATTGAGGTTTATAATTGGAATGGCAAACGAATAGTAAACGAAATTGTTTACCGAACTGGTATGCTTAACTCCGACATCGCTAAGATACTTCCGTCAAGCGTTACTATCTATGCTGATTCCTCAGAGCCTAAATCTATTGATGAGATACGCAGGTTCGGAAAGGCGATTAAAGGCGTTACGAAGGGCAAGGATTCGATTAAATATGGCATTGACGTAATGCAACGTCAGGAGTATTTAGTTACCAAGCAAAGCACAAACCTAATCAAGGAGCTTAGAAGCTATTGTTGGGACGTAGATAAACACGGAGTAAGGCTAAATAACCCTGCAGGAGGAAACGACCACGCTATTGACGCACTTAGATACCACGAGATGGAGAATCTCGGCTTAAATTCAAACTATGGACAATACGCAATCCGATGAACTGCCTCGTATGAAGGCAATAGTAGAGGAATATATCTACAAACGAACAGGTAGAAAAGTACATATTGTCTTTGACGATGTGTTCTCAATGCGTAAACACGCTCAAATGTTAGCACAAGCCTACTCTTATGTATTGGCTAAGGAATACAAAAACGACTAAAAGACTTATAACAATATGGAAATCCAAGTAAAAGTACCTACCTCACTAAACGAAATCCCACTTAAACACTATGTGGACTTTCTAAACGTGCAGAAAGGTTCTAACGATGAGGAGTTTATTGCTCAAAAAATGATTGAGATTTTCTGTGGCATTAAATTAGCTGATGTTGCTAAGATTAAACTTACCTCACTCAATGAAATGGTTGCCCACTTTGCAGAACTCTTCGCACAAAAGCCTGAGTTCAAACAGACGTTTAAAATCGGTGGCATTGAGTTTGGATTCATACCTAACCTTGAGGAAATCAGCTTCGGTGAGTATGTAGATTTGGAGAATCACTTGCAGGGATGGGATAGCTACAACAAAGCAATGGCGGTTATGTACCGACCTATCAAAACACGAATCAAAGACAAGTACGAACTCCACGAATACACCCCAAGCAAAGACCATCAGGAGTTAATGCAGTTTGCTCCACTTGATGTTTGTATAGCAGCATCGGTTTTTTTTTACAATTTAGGAAGCGAGTTACTGACGGCTACCCTGAATTATTTGGAGAAGAACTTGAAGAAGGACAAGAGCCTGTCAGCGACTTTAGTGAAACAACTCAATTTGCCAAGCGATGGGGATGGTATCAAAGCATATATGGACTCGCTAAGGGAGACGTTACTAAGTTCGATGAAATTACCAAACTTAGACTTACTAAATGTCTCACATATCTCACCTTCGAGAAGCAAAAAAACGAAATTGAGAGAAGACAACTTGAAAGACAAATGAGAAGATGACAGGATTTTACAAAGTATTAGAGTTAATTAAATGGCATTTCGATAATGACCCTATCGTAAACACAACTACGGAAGGTGACATTTTTGAGGTGGACTTGAACAAGCAGACAATCTTTCCGCTTGTACACTTAATGACCAATAACGTATCTTTTGAGACTAACGTAGTACGCTACAACCTATCCTTGATTGCGATGGATGTAGTCAACATTTCAAAAGAGCCGACTACTGATTTATTTAGAGGCAACTCAAACGAGCAGGACGTATTGAACACGCAACTGGCAGTATTGAATCGTTGTTACGATATGATGCTTCACGGCAACTTGTGGGATTTAGAGTTTGTAGTAGACGGTAATCCAACGTGTGAGCCTTTTACTGAAAGATTCGAAAACTATATGGCAGGATGGACGATGACATTCGATGTCTTGATTCCTAACGAGATGACCATTTGCGATACGAGCGGTTACTCACCTTTCTGCCAACCTGCAACTGTAACGAACTCAGACCAAAGCTATACGGCAACGGTAGCAAGTGGCGGAGTATTGACTTTGCCTGACACAACATTCAACGTACAAATAGACGGAACTCAAGTAGCAACATCTACTTACGCAACTTTAAGCAATCAAACATTAAATCTGATATGGCAGTAACTATTAACATACCATCACAAGTAAAAACCTACGCTAATTTAGCTGCATTCCCTGCCTCAGGGAGCTTAAAAACTATTTACATAGCTGAGGACACAAACAAGACGTATCGTTGGGATGGCTCAACATATGTAGAAATCTCTGCAAGCGCAGCAATGACTTGGGGACAAATCGGAGGCACGCTTTCCAACCAAACGGATTTACAAAACGCCTTAGATGCCAAAGTTCCTACTGCAAGAACCCTAACAATAAACGGAACTACTCAGGATTTATCTGCAAATAGAACGTTTACGATACCTACTGATTTAACAGTCGGCACTACACCGATATCTTCGGGTACAATAGGAAGAGTATTGTTTCAAGGTACGGGGAATGTGTTGCAGCAGAGTTCGTCTTTATTTTGGGATAACACGAATGAGCAACTTCAAATAGTAACAAGCAATACATCTTCAGCGTTTAGAGGCTTATCAGTAAGCCAATTTGGCAACTTTATTGGTGGTGCTCCTATTCGTTTTGATAAAGCAAGAGGCACTTCGGCAACACCTACTGACGTAAGCTCATTAGACATTGTTGGTGCTTTTAGTTTTAACCCAAGAGTAGGCGGAGCATATACACAAGATAGAGCCTTGTTCGGTGCTAATATGGCATCGAGTACAGGGGTAGGTGTATTCATAATTGGTGGTACTGCAAACAATACTTACACACCTGGTGTTTATGTACACCCAAGCAACAACGTTACAATTGGCTCAAGTCAAAGTATCATAACAGGCATAACCGATGCAGGCTTCCGTTTAGACGTCAATGGTACTGCGAGGGTTACAAGTTTAACAACAATGGATTTAGTTTCAACAAGTCCAAATCAAATAATTTTCATTAAAAATTCATCGGGAACAACTGCAGGTAGAATATTTCCTGACGGTTCTATTCTGAGATTATCTTCATCTAATAGTCTATTAGCTTTAAGCGTATTTGCCAATGCAAATATAGGTATTGGTCAAGCCACAGACGCAGGCTTTAGACTTGACGTTAACGGGACTGCGAGGGTGGCCACAAGTATATTAGTAGGTTCAAGCTCAACACAAGGTACAATTCAAACGGGTGTTTTTAGAGGTACATTTTTTAACGATTACGCTAACAACTTTACAATTTTTCAAGTACAAACATCAGGCAACGTCTCGTTTTATAACTCTGTTGCCATAGGCACAACATCAGCACCATCCGCTTCAAAACTTCGTGTGGTAGGATTACCAACCTCAAGCGCAGGGCTTTCAGCAGGAGACATATGGAATGACGGAGGAACATTAAAAATAGTTTAATAATAAAAATATGAAAACACAACCAACACAAGGAGTAGCAATTGAACCAATTGTATACCCACTAAACGCAGGAACGGCAACGCAAATGTCCGTTTTAGTTCTTAACTTTACGACTGAAGCAACCACTTGCACAACGTACTGGCAGTTGCTAACTGAAGACGGAATCAAAGTAGCGGATGACAACTACACGCTAACACCTGAAGAGTTCGCAGCTTGGGGGCAAGATAACAACTACGTTAACCAAGTCGTTGCTCAAGCAATCGGAGTAGTAATCATTTAAAAACACGAATATGTTAACGCTATCAGAAAAACAAGTAAAGCAATTGGAATCAGTAATCAGTCAAATGCCTACGATGTGGGGTTTGCAGATTATCAACATCCTAAACGCAAAGGACGAGGAAAACACGGATGCAGAAAGCGGAAGTTCAGAAGGCATTAGAAAGGTTTAGAGACCACGTTATAAGCGTATCAAAACGCAACCTAACAAAATCTCATAAGAACTCGTCTAAGAAGTTGTATAACTCAATCAAGGGTGATGTCAAGGTTATGCCTAACTCATTCTCAATTCAGTTTACAATGGAGGACTACGGAGTGTTTCAAGATGCAGGGGTGTCAGGTACGAAGAAAAAGTACAACACCCCTTACTCTTACAAATCTAAGATGCCACCTGCTAAGGCTTTTGATAAATGGTTAGTGCGCAAAGGAATATCTCCGAGAGATAAATCAGGTAAGTTTACAAAACGTAAATCACTTGCTTTTCTGATTGCTCGCAGCGTGTTTAGAAACGGAATCAAACCGAGCTTGTTTTTCACTAAACCTTTTGAGGCTGCCTATAAAAACTTACCGCAAGAACTGGTAGAGGTTTATGGACTTGACGCTATCAAATTATTCAACCAACAAATAGACGAAATCATAAATAATGGCAACAATTAACGCACGGAATCCGTACATAGTAACTATAAACGAAACCTCGCAGATAGAAACCAAATTAGAAATCTATCTTTGGAATGGTACAGGCTCAATGCCTGCTTCACCTGCTTACACACTAAGTAAGAAGATACCTTCGTCAAACAATCCTGCGACTTACTACGACGTTTCGCCATATATCCGTGAGTATATAGACCACGACACACTACAAACGATTACGACCATTATTACGGCTACTCCTTCAGCGCAATGGTGCAACGTAGGTTTAAAGCTATTCAAAAAGGTTACTACGTCTTTTGTTCAAGTAGGTTCTACTCAAACGCATTTTGGCGTTGACGGCTACGGCTACTATGAGGAAGGCTACAACCCTGCGCTCGGGAATTATCTACTAACGTCAGGCACTTACACCTACAACTATGATTTAAGCGGTGAGTATGGATGGCTAACGCTTTACACAGGCTCAGGCAACTCTGTCAAATACACGAACCTAAGCACAGGCGCAACGCAAACCACAGGTTTAACAAACAACGTGTGGCGAGATATACCAAGAGTATACTCTACTTATGCTGCGGTAGGAAACAAATTAGAAATCATTGACGGCAGCGCAGCGGTATTATTT